ATGACCATGTGGGTGGCTTCTTCGCGAGCGAATTACATCTTCGCCGCTGACATAGCTTTGGCGTTGGCGAAGGAGTACACGCTTCGTTACGGAAAGATCCATTCGTGTCAAGTGCACGCGGAGTGGCTGAGAGCCAACACGCCTTCACATTTCGAATTGCGTAAAAGTCCAAAGGCGTATTACGCCACAAACGATGTACTACCGGGTCTCACACCCATACCGGAGTGTATGCCAGATGATTACAAGATGCCCAGTATCATCGATGCGTATAAAATGTATTACATGATGGACAAGATGGAGTTTGCTCGTTATACACCTAAGTCAAAACTCTTTTTCCCAAATGCTAAAGATGAACTCGACGAAGACTCGTTACCTAATCTCGGCCTTCATAGAGAGGGGGTTGAGGAATGTCGACCGAGAAGCTTTCAGTGAATGGGCAGATGATAACGTGTATAAACTAGCAAAGATTTACGAAAACTTCAGGGGTGAAGCGTATTCACTCGTGGATGCGGTGCATGTATTACATTTTGTACAGACTATGTGTAGTATGGTCAATATTGATGATACGATGGAGATGACTAACCATTTCATCAAATGTCAATTTAAAGATAGTGTTGTATAATTTATCATGTGTAGCATATGTTTAGAAGATTTTAATAAAACCATACACTTAAAGATTTCATGTTCTTTCTGTAACCACGAATCGTGTCGAACCTGCGCCCAAACCTATCTCTTATCGACAGCACAAGAACCTCATTGTATGAATTGTAAGCACGTGTGGAATAGAGAATTCGTAGATTCTTTTTGTACCAAGCAATTTCGTAACAGGGATTATAAGCGTCACAGAGAAAATGTCCTCTTGGATCGTGAAAAATCTAGAATGCCCGAGACACAGCCTCACGTGACCCGACGATTAGAATGGAAAAGTTTACGAACATCATACGATTACATATTGGGTCTCATGGAAAGAATAAGACGAACCGATGAACTTTCTTCGAATGTAAAACTTTTTTTGCTGGAAGCTTTTGGAAATCTTCTTCAGGAGATAATCGAAAATATTAGGGCTTTGGTATACGGTGAGGTGCCCATATCAGTCAATACCAAAGTGAATCAAAAATGTCCGATGGGAGAATGCAGGGGATTTCTATTGGATGATTATTCATGTGGTGTATGTAAAGTCACCTTTTGTGAAAAATGTCACGAACCCAACGATGATCATGAATGTGATCCGAATACCGTCAAAACTATAAAACTCTTAAAGAAGGATACGCGTCCGTGTCCATCGTGTAACACACCCATACACAGAATAGAAGGATGTGCCCAGATGTGGTGTACACAGTGCCACACGGCGTTCGATTGGCGAACGGGTGCAGTCGTGACTGGTCGTATCCACAATCCGCATTATTTCGAATTCAAAAAGAGAGGGCGAGAACACGCTGATATTCCGTGCGGAGGTAGACCCACTCTCGAAGAACTCACCAATGCCGGTGCAACGGACAAACTTATGAACGTAAATGCGACATTATTCGTGATGAATAGGGAACTCATGTACAAATATGGGTACACATATGGGGATAACCTTCAATTGAGGATTCATTACATGATGGGGAACATGTCCGAAGAAGAATTTAAGATTCAGATTCAGCGCAGAGACAAATACAACTGTAAGATGAGGGACATTCAGGACATATACAACATGTTCATAGATTCGGTGAGTGACATACTCAGACAGTTTGTGTTAGACCCTTCAAAAGTAGAAGTGTATACGAACGATATCGATGAATTACTAGAATATACAAACGGTGTCATGGCGCGCATTAGGAAAAGATATGTTTCGAGAGTACCACATAATATTATGTTATAATATATTAAATGCTTTGGCTCATAGTATTTGCTATCATCATTCTCGCTATACTCTTGAGACCCGTGTATCATGAACCACGCGTCATAAGGAACTTTATACCCCACGAGGTATGTGACTACATAAAAGAAACTGCTTCTGAAAAACTTGCTCCGTCTACCATCTCCCACGACAGGGTGGTGGACGAGCGTGTGAGAAAAAGTGAGACGGCTTGGTTGAGTACCGACGATCCCATCGTCGAACAGGTCATGAAGAAATGTACTTCTTTGACCGACAGACCCATTCGAAACTGTGAAAAACTTCAGGTACTCAGGTACACACCGGGTGGATTTTACAATCCTCATCAAGATTGTTTCAAAGATGATAAAAATAAACGCTTGTACACGTGTATCATAGGTTTGACAGACGACTATGAAGGTGGAGAGACTGAGTTTCCAAACTTGAAAAAAAGGTACAGACTCAATAAGGGTGATGTGTTACTGTTCGACACGTTGAACGATTGGGGTAAGATCACACCCAAGGCTTTACACGGTGGTATGCCCGTCACGAGTGGTGAGAAGTGGATTTGTAATCTTTGGATTCGAACGTATCCTTACGACGCTTGATTAGCACACATAAATTGCATGGGTGATGTCGATATTTTTATTTTTTTGTTTGTACCAAGCTGGACCCACGCGGTCTAAGTTGACGACATGAAGATGAAAACTCTGTACACTGTTGTGGGGATAGCAGTGAAAGTAGAAACCTGTGTTTGTCCAGTTCCTACTTTTTGAATAGGTTATGGCCGCTGCCATAAGTTCGGACAGGAAGTTCATGTCTCTCTTCAAAAGGATTGGTAAAATGTTGAACGTATCAAAGTGTAAGCTCTTGGTCGTGATGAATACATGGCCAGGACCATTTTCATCGGGTCCAGCCATAGAAGCTTTATCGAATGTCGGGTCGTTCCACTTTTCATCGTTTATGGGAAGATTGTGACACACCATGAATTTTTCCTTGTATCCACCGAGTGTATTCTGGTTGACGGTATTTTTCCACGTACCCGAAGCATAGTTGGCGAATACATTAGAACCTGTGGTGGTTAGCATGTCATTTTCGTCGAGTAGACCTTCTTTCAAGAATGTATTTTTAATGAGATCATAATGATTGTTGTTTCTCACGTACTCGAGGTACTTTCGAAGTGTCGCCTCGGAGTTGATCACGGGAAAGAGATCCCTGACGGTCTGTGCGTCGTACACGAATTTGGATTGAGGACAGCAGCCCATTTTTATTTGTTGAAAACATCGTTCCGTTTCTTCACTTAGGTTAACTATGGTTACACAAACAAAACCTAAGTAAAGAAGATACACGAAGAATATACAAAAGCAAATATGAACGCTTACACCATCAAAACGTTTATCATCAAGCTCGAGCGCGAAAACCAGGCGCTTCGCGAAGAGAATGCACAGTTGAAGGCGACTATCGAAGAGATGTCCCACGATGATTCAGAGTCTGTGACATCCACTGAAACCATTGTACCCAAAAACCTGAATGAGGGGCTGGTGGATCATTTTCGAGCGCGCGCCTTATCCGAACAGGATATTCACAAGAGCAGGGCCTTTCGAAAGGCTGCAGATGTAATCGACGATCTCACCTTCAAATTATCTTGTGGTGAAGACATTCAACACTTGAAGGGGATCGGTCGAAGCATCATCAGAATCATCAATGAATATTTACACGGTTAAAAAATACACACCTAAAAAATATAATGAGTATTCCAAAAGAGAAGAAAGAATTTATAAAAAAAGTTTCACCTGGTATTCACGTGTATATGGCACTGACATACAAAGCTGATGAGATTTATATTAACCCAGAATGTGATGAAGAAATTTTCATAAAAAAGAATCTTCTCTCATATGAAAAATCTGCTATCCGTGTGAAGCGTCATTGGTTTTCAGAAGAAAAATTTCATGAAGCCATCGATACCCTACCCGACGATGAGTTGAAAAAATTACTTGTATATTTTGATAGTATTGACATGCCCCTGTGTGACGTATATGTTGAATCCTGTATTGTTCCTAAAAATTTGACAGAAAATGAAAAAAAATATGAAAAGGTTATTATGGATGGAGACTTGATGACGTTTGAACAATTTTTATGTTGAAGGAAGATTCCAACATAGAAATGAGTGATCCTAACGGGGATCGAACCCGCGACCCTGGCGTTGCCTTTAGATGTTTGACCACCTTTATGTATACCATTGTATAAGCACCATGCTCTAACCTACTGAGCTATAGGATCCTACATATGTAATGCGAAATTTCTTTAAATACTTTTACTTAAAAGAAAACACCCTTTGAATACTATGATTCACGAATACGTGAAGGAAGTTTATACCGCACTCGGGCCAGGGTATAGTGAGCGAGTGTATCACAACGCCATGGAGGTTATTCTTCGTGAAAACGGTGTTTCCTACGAGACGGAGCGTATCGTGCCCATCGTATTCAAGGGGCATACCATAGGTAATTTGAGGGCTGATATAATCATAGATCGTAGGATTGTTTTGGAACTCAAATCAGTCAAGACTATGAACGAGTCGATGGTTTCACAGGCTCGCAACTATTTAAAACTTTTGAATCTGGAAGAGGCGTATCTCGTGAATTTCCCTCCGTGCATGAATGCGGAGCCAGAGGTGGTGCACGTGAAACGAGAAGATTTTATTGTGTAAACAAAGGTATGTACAAGACTACATACGACAAGTCAGACTGTCAAACTGGTATAATACACATAGGCTACGGTGCTTTTCACCGGGCGCATCAGGCGGTCTACGTAGATGATTACATGGAAAAGACGGGAGATCTCAGATGGGGTATAGTGGCTGTGAATCTGAGAAACGAAGGGTTTCGAGAGATTGATGATTACGTCTTGAAGACACCAAGCTCTTATAGAATGGTTCGTTCGCATCTTGATTACATAGACTGGACGAAAAACAGAACCGTGGCTAAGCACATGTTGACTCTCCCGAGTGTACATTTGGTCACCGTGACAGTCACGGAGAGTGGATATGCCCCGGGGTCACCCCTGTTTGAGTATCTTGCGTGTGGATTGAGGAACAGGGGTGACCCCATCACCATTCTATGCTGTGACAATATCCGACAGAATGGCATCGTACTCGAGACACAGTTTCTCGCGTATCTATATCAGACGAATCAACATGAACTCGCGGATTGGGTGAAGAATCACGTGAAATTCCCATCGTGTATGGTGGATAGAATAACACCACGTCCAACACAGGTATTTAAACAGTGTGTGGATAGTCTTTTTCCCGGTTTTGGTGATGGTGCGATTCAGACTGAGGAGTACACGCAGTGGGTTATTGAAGATGCGTTCGCTGGACCTTTTCCGGACCTGTCACTCGTTGGTGCCACCATAACAAAGAATATAGAACCGTGGGAAGAGACGAAAATTCGCATTTTAAATGGTGGACATACCTCACTGGCGTATATGGGTGTACTTTCCGGTTACAAAACTTTCGATGAGGTGATGAACGATGAAAAGTTTAAATCACATTTTAAAAAGCTTCAGGTGGATGAGATAATTCCATCTATAGATTTAGATATTCCGTTCGACATACACGAGTATGCGGAAAAGATAGAGGAGCGATTGTCATCATCGGTGAACAGGGATGAATTAGATCGGATATGTATGGATGGTTTCACAAAGTTTCATACATTCTTGGTACCTTCATTGAAGAAGTGTTTAGAGAAGGGTATCACCCCCGTGAACTTATACAAGAGTATAGCGGCGTGGTACATTTACACCAGAAAGTTTGCGAAGGGATGTGGTAAGATTGCATACAGTGAACCCAACTGGTTACTTTTAGAACCTCTCATACGAGATGGTCAGGTTGAAGCTTTCATGTCCAGTGAACGTTTATGGGGAGACATACCCAAGATGTATCCATCCTTTTCAGAACATTTGAGAACCATTCTCCATTCACATAGTTTTGAAAAGGAGATCGACCTGTTAGATTGTGGGTATGAACTCCCACTTTAGATCGTGGCAAATCTTTTTCCATATGATATCTTGTTGATGCAATTTTTCCTTCGATTTCAACAGTGGAAAGTATTGCAGATATGAATCTTCGCTGAGGAGTTCGCAGAATTTGTAAAGTACGTATGAGTAGCTCAAAAAGTTTTTCCTCTCGCTGGGGCAGTTATCATCGAATGGTTTTTGAATATCTTTGAACATGATTCGTAGTGTTTCTTCTAGTTCTTGT